TGGCAATCTTTTGGGCGCCACCACTTGCACCAAGATAAACACTAATCGGCTCATTGCGACCACCGCCTACAAAGGCAAAAGTTTGGGCAAACATACATTTTGCATGAGAGCCAACAATGCCCTTTTGAATCACCGCGCCGTCAATGCGCTGGAATGGAAAAAGCTCGCCGCCAACGTTATCAAACACCTCAATGCTGTGGCGGTTGAGTACCACCAACTCATTGCGGACTTTGAGCAATCCCAAGATGCTGTCGGGATCAAACTCGCTTGAGCCGTACTTGAGTGGATTAACTGCGGTCGGATCATTCAGTTCAGTAACAACGATAAATTCGCCGTCTGTGGTGACGTGATACCCATCAATCCACACATGATCAATTACGTCGCCAAGATCACCATCGGTCACCTTGGCAAGCGTCAGGCCATTAAAGTAGTAAAAACCACGATTCGACGAGACAGCCAGCCGATCAAACGAATAATCAAACGAGCAGCGACCACCTGAGCCAACATCACCCAGCTCAGTCACATGGCCGGATGCAGACACGCTCACAAACTTGCTACCGCATACGCGATACAGCACACCGCCCCACACGATGCCACCGCGATCTAAGCCATTTGTGTTGGCAAAGTGAGCAATCCCATCAGCGGTGCGCAGGTAGCCTTTGCTAATGCCCGTATCTTTGGGCACCGGCACAAGATTGACCGGATATGACGTGCGATAGTCCGATGTAGTGTCGGCATAGATGCCGCTTAGGATGGGAACTTGCATTAGAAGCCCCAACGTCTGTAGCGACGATTGCCAGCACCGAGCGGATAACGATCAGGGTACTGTCGCGTTGGTTTGGTTGCCACACTAGACAGCATGGCGTTGTAAGCATCCTCTTGTGTTTTGACAAGCAAGATGTTTGGTTGTTTGCCATACATCGGGCAAATCTGAACGGCAAGCGATTTATAAACCGCTGCCGCGTGTTGCAATTCAATGCCGCTATCGTCGTCCAAGTCGCTGTCAGTTGGGTCGGTTGGCACGTTATAGCCAACATCCACACCCTTCGATGACCACATCGCCACCATTGCATCCATCTGACGCAAGATGTCGGCGTGCTCTTCGGGTGACGCGTCAAACTGATAGCCACCCATGCCGATTTCGGTCATGGCTTGGTCGATGAGATAGCGTTTTTTGATCATTTTGTTTTGCTCAGACGAGTTTTAGGCTCAGGCGATTGCGCCACCTTATGCGGATGATCAACCCACCCGTCAGCAAGATAGCCCTCAACTTCGTCAGCATCGACAACGAGGGTTTGCAGCATTTCGCCCCACACCTCAACATCGCCATCTGCCTTGTAGAGCATCGTCGGATTCTGCATTTTCAAAGCTCCAGAAACGACAAAGGGGCGTTTAAGCCCCTATTGTCGTGGTGTTGATTAGGACTGACCGAACAACTGCACGCCAGCCATTTCTGGATTGAGCAACGCAGTACCAAAATCAATATCCCAGCGAGCTTTGACGCTCAGGTCATTGATTGAGCCTTGGCGAGTGTAGGTAATGCCAATACCCAAACTGGTGGTAGCACGCATAACCATCCAACCATCAGCAGCATCCACACTGTACGAGCCGGGGATAAGAATCAGCGATTCCTTGCGGAAAAACGGGTTCATCGGAGCGGCAACGGTGTTGAGCCAAGTCAGCGCAGCATTATCAGCCGGAGCATTGCTGACGTTCGCATACTCTTTTGAGCCAATCGAGCCTTCGGCAGCATCAATGATGGCTGGATAGATGCGGATGGTGTTGGCGGCAGGCTTATCGACCACGCGGAATGTTTTCAGGCTGCCGGTGTTTTGCTTGGTGATCAGATGGATTTCAAAAACCCCATCAATCGTGAAAGCATCACCGACTTTGATGTTGGCGTAAGTGCCACCATCAACAACCAGATCAGTGTAGCGATTGTCCTTGTTTTCGGTCAGCCCAGCACTGGTCACGGTTGCAGCAGGCACAGTGCGTTGGTTGGCACCATTGACCAAAACAGCCCCACCGGTTGCAGCAGTCAGGCGGATTTCTTGATCGTTCTTGAACACTTGGAAGCCAGCAATGTCGCTACGGATCATTGCACGCTCATACGCATCACGCGAGCGGCTCGAATCTTCGGAACGACCAGCCAAATTGCCAGCCATCGCATTCATGGCACTAGGCGCATAGAACGCCATGCGACCATCTTGCGGCACACCAATGCGAGTAAAGCGATTGTCCAGATCAGCCACATCATCGTAGCCACTGGCAGCACCAGTACGCTTCGATACAACCGAGCCATACAGCGCAGCAGTGTTGAACAACGCCATGTTGACATCAGACGCCAATTTTTGCTTGGAAGCCGCACCATACTGGTTCATTGCAAACGTGTTGCGCAGATTTTTGGAACTCAGCGTCTTGGGGATAGACTTGTGATACCCAACTGAGCATGGCACGTTGAGTTGAGTCAGACCATCAAAGTTTGCGGACTGATCAAAGCCGTCATACGACGCGCCAATCATTGGGGATGGAAGCCAAAACTTATCTTGAGCATTGACTGCTTCTTGTGCGGTCAATGGGTTATAGAGTTCAGCGCCTTTTGCGATGACGAGCAAGTCATCAAAACCTTCGATGACGTTATCAAACATCACCTGCTCTTGCTTGGTGAAACTGGTAGCCATAATTCAAAACCTCATGGATTATTTGCGAAGGCTTTTCTTGTAAGCGATCAGCTTGGTACGGTCGCCCGTCCGGTTTGCTTCTGCTTCAAGTTCGGCCAATTTTTTGCTGCTGCCCGATGGCGCGGCATTGCTGCGCAGATTCGTATCAGCAGGAGCGGGTTTGGTTGGTTTCGACACTTTCAGATCCTTTTCGAGCTTGCCGAGTTCTGCGGCAAACTTGGCTAGACTGGTGATTTTTGACAGGCGTTCGAGTTGGGCAGGATTCTTGCCTAGGGCATATACCAGCAGTGCTGGATTATCGGAAGCCTCAAGCAAGATGCTCTGCCGTGCCTGATCGAAGATTGAAACGACTTCTTCTTCGGCATCCGCAAAGTCTTTAACCTTGAGTTTCTTTGCACCCTCTTGGTAAGCGGTTCGCTTGGCTTCTGCTTCGCGCACCAAAGCTTGTTGCTGCTCTTGCGCTTTAGCCTTGGCTTGCTCAACCTGACTAGCTTGCTTTTGCCAATCAATCAGCTTTTGCTCAAACTCCTGTTCATCCCAGTCGCACGACTCAAGCGTAGGCTTGGGTGGCAACTCTGGAACGGCAGTTTGTGGCTGTTGGGCTTTGCGCAGTTGCTCTAACTCACGTTCGGCTTGACGAAGCTTCCGGTCTTTTTCGCGCTCACGTTTGCGCATGTTGCGAATGACCGATGACGCATCTTCATCACCATCATCTTCACTCTCTTGGGCTTCATCATCTGACGGTTCGCCAAACGTCACTTCAACTTCGCCATCATCAGCCGGATCGTTCTCAGCTTCGTTGGTGTCAGTGTCAGCATTCAGATCGTCGTCCGGTAATTGCTCAGACGGATCTGTGCCCAAGCTTTCATCAGCCTGTAGTGTCATAAAAACCTCGATTGCTCAGTCTTAGATAGGCGACTGGACGCCTTGTGGGAGTTGCGGCATGGGTGTCGGATTGGTCTCAACACTCGCCGCGATTTGTTGCTGGTTCTGCTGCTGTGAGCCTTGCATAGCCGACAACATTTGTAGGATTTGTGCCATTTGCGCGTTTTGCTGCTGCTGCGCTTCCATCATGATTTTGATGGTTTCGGCATTGGCTTTGTCAGCTTGCGCTAGTGTGTGGGCGGTTTTGGCGCGAGCAGCGACCGCATTAGCCTGAGCTTCTTCACCCATCGCCTGCATGAGCTGGGTTTGTGCATCAGGCGGCTGATTTGCCATTGCTTCGGCCTGTTGCTGCTGCTCTTTGATTTCTTCTTCGGTTGGCTCTACTGCACCCATAGACAACAGTTTCTTGCGACCAAACTTGGCAAGGTCGGACAACCCTTCACCGTCCAAGTTACTTACAATCGTGGCTGAGATGACGGCTTGCAACTCAGGATCAGGCGTAACAGGCAGCATCTTGAGCAGGTTTGACACGGTTTTTTCACGACGCGATGCAAACGATGCACCCACATCGACAGCCACGTCATACCTGCCATCAGATAGATTGTTTTCATATTTCAGCACGTTGTCTTTCATGGTTGGCTGATTGATCACAATCGTGTCTTCGGTGTCGTCATGCCACACCGCACGCATTTCACGGCCATCTTCGTCGTAGAGTTCCTGCGCCATAGACAACCATACGCAGCCACTATGCCGCATTGCTTTAGCCATATTGTCCATGTAGATAAACGCCTGCATGTCTAGGCGCTCATGGATCTTCTCGACGGTTTCGGTTGCGATATTACTGACCATTTGGTCGGCGTTTTGCTGATTGCCGGTCAGTTCGGCGATATCCACACCTGCTACTTGAATCAGCGCGGTCATGGCCTGTGGTAGTTGTGGCGGCTGTGTGTATGCAACAGGTGCAGGCGGCAGTTTGTTGCCATTTGCGTCTGTGGTCTGGTTGATCAGCAGATACGGATAATCTTCAACCGCATCATCTGCCCACATGTTTTCGTTGCCCGCGATTTGTTCGGGCGTAAAGATTGGTTTTTGCTTGTAGCCACTCGCCGCAATCTCGACCAGTGCTGACGTAATGGTGTTGTAAATCTGCTGTGGATCGCGAGCAATGCGCACATGACCCCATGCCCGTTCGATGCCGTCAACAAACATCCGCTTGCCATACATCGGGATGATCGGGATGTACTTGCCTGCAATGTAGCCATGATCTTCAAGCACACCAGATGCATCAATCACATACAAATGCACCTTGCGGCATTTGATCGTCTTGGTGCGTGCGCGATAGTAGCCTTGAGCTTCAAGCGACCGAATCTGATCAGCCAATTCTTCGGCTTCTTCCTCAGATTCGTTCAGCTTCACTTCGTCTTTGGCGGTGTCGTGTTTGTAGAAGGCGAGCTTTTGCTTGACCTCTTCGACTTCGTAGTATTCGGCGACATTGACCACATCAGCAGAAAACCACTCAAATGAGTATTGGCTCTTTTCAACCACATCAAACGACGATGGCGACTTGCCGAACCGCTCTTCGTAAGCATCGGGCGTCATGCTGATGATATGCCATGCGTACTTGGCATCAGCCTTGTCTTGACGCTTGGCTGACACGTCAAAAAACACGGTTTGATCAGCATCAAAGATTGGCTCTAAGACGATGCGCTGGCGGTCGTCATCTTCATCTTCTTCATCTTCGTACTTGGCTTTGATCTTCCATGCACCGATACCGCCTGCGACAGCTTCTTCAAAAGCGTTGTCGTAGGCTTCTTGACCATTGCAGTCTTGTTCGTCAGCACGATACAGGCCATTCATGTTTTCGGCAGTTTCTTTGCTGCCTGATGAGTCTTTGCACTTGAAATTGACAGTGATCCGATTGTTGCGGTATTCGCTAAACAACCGAGTGACCGCCAAAGACACTTTGTTGACTTCAAACTTCGGGCGGTTTTCAAACTGCTGACCGAGATTATCTTCCCACTGTGCACCTTGAACAAACGCAAACCGGCGATCTTCAAGACACTGCGCTCTGTTGTCGCGCTGTGGGTCATAAGTCGCGTCAAAGCCACGCATAGCGCGTTCGTGCACTTGCGTGAGTTTGTCAGTCGTGGTCATTATCTGCGGTTCCAATGATGTGTGCGTTTGGGCATTACTGCTGCTGGGGGTGGAGGTGCAAACCCAATGCGTTCTAACGACTGCGCAAACTGTCTAAAGCTGTCCGCGCCTTCGGTGTGGATATCTTTGAGTGGCTCATCTGACCAACGCTGCGTTGTTTCGTTCCAACGCTTTTTGTACCGGTCAAGATGCGTAACACCCTCTTTGCAGTGGGTTTGATCAATCCGGATGTCACCCATCATTGCTGTACGGGTTTGCTGTATGCCGTGCTGCAACTCAGCGCAACGCGGCACAATCTCGATGTTTTTAAGACCAAGATCAGCAAGCATCTGCTTGGGTGATAGGTTTTGCGTCATGCCTTGGCGTTTGTGGTCAGCATCGTGCGGCAAAAAGTGCTTGCCCCACACATAGCCAAGGTCTTGCAACTGCTTGACGTAGTAGCTGTACGACTCGCCCCACCCTTCGATAAAGCGGATGAAGCGGTCTTGCATGCCAACGCGCTGATGCAGCCAAATCGCTGTCCCGTCGCTGTTACCAATATCCCAAAAGGTGTTGACCACCACACCTTCTTGATAAGGCACGTCACAGATGCGCTTCTCTTTGCGTAGGCGCGTCATCTGATCGACGTAGTAGCAACCATCATTGGACTGCTGGAACGCTTCTTGCGGTGTGCTGGGGTACTCTTGCCACATGCTTGCGCTGTCACCAGAGAAGTCAGTGTCACGAGTGGCGCAGTACCAAGCACGCTGCTCAAGATCAATCGTGCAGCCTTGTTCCTGCTCAATCGCATTGAAGTACTGATGATCTTTTTCAGTGATCACCACGCCATCAGCAGAGACGCGGTACTCTTTTGCGCCCCACCATGGAAAGAAGTGAAACTTGTAATCCTTGGCGGTGAGCTGCTTGCCTGACTGCTTGTTTTTGCGAGCCTGTTCGGTCATGCGGTAGAAATGGCCTTCTTGCCCTTCCGCTGTGGACTCGATAAACACGATGCCCGTAGGCGCGACCGCCGGAATTGAGCCTTTAATCACTTCCTCGGCGCGATCAGGATATTTAGCGCAAATCTTGCCGAACTCAGACACATGCAGATATTGCAACGTGCCGGAACGCATCGACGTAGACACTCGGATAGAACTGTTGTTGTGCTTAAACAGCAACTCAGACGCGCTATCACGCTCAAGCGGCATCACATCACGCAATGCTTCGGGCAGATTGTCGTATGCAAACTTGACCTTGTCGCGGAACAACGCCTTAGCAATATCATCAGTCTGCGCGATCATGCCTGCACGAACATCAGCGCGGAACAAGGCGCAATCTAAAAAGTAAATGGCGATCATGGTTGTAAAACCAAGCTGCCGTGCTTTCAGGATGATGTTGCGATTGTGAAAGTTTTCTAATAATTCAAGCTGGTGTTCATTTGGGATAAATGGCAGAACCAACCCTGCTTCGTCATCATCACCATCCTTAACCATGATCTTGTATAGCTTGCCTGATGTGAGCCGCCACCATGGGTCGGCAAGGCATTGCTTCAGATCGTCAGGGGTCATTTGGGCTTGAGTGTATTTCCGCTGATTTCAGTGAGCAGGACGGACAATGGATTTTCAGCATCGCCCGACAGTTTGATGTTGGTTGCGTCGCCGTATTTCTTTGGTGCCATGCGAGCCAACATCCACTTGCGAGTATCGACGCGCAGCTTCGACCGGCTGACGTGTTCGTGATCGACAACCTTGTCGCCTGTTTCGCCGTCTTTACCGGTTCGCTCCACCCAATCATTCGAGCCATCATCAGCAATTTCAAGCATTTCCTCAAACATGGATTCGGCTTGAGCTTCTCTTGCGCGTGCGTATTGCTCCCGAAAATATTGGTGCACTCCGAGCCAACGCATCACCATCGACATAGACGGCATATCACTACAGCGGCAAATTGAGCGTAACGACTCGCCATCGGCAATACGCGCACAGATGCTGTCTGCAACATCAGTGTTGTATTCCGTAGGCCGACCGATTGCCATGCTCACCCCAAAATGTAAAAAACCGCCTTTCGACGGTGGGTTAAACTTTTTGCTGGGCAACAAAAAAGCCCACCGAAGTGAGCTTTGCATAATACGACCAGCATAGTGTTTATATAGCAAATCTATTAACCAGATACAAGCGGTTTTAGGTTACCTCTGATCAGCTCATCCCACTCATACACATAACTCATCGCCCGCTCTTCAAAAGCCACCCACGTCTTAGCATACGCCACCGCACTAATACGCAGCCCGACTATCTCAACACGCTCTTTAAGTGTATACACCGCCCGACCCGTGCCGTCACACTTGCCACACGTCACCATGCGCACATCAGCACGCAGCTTGCCCACGCCATGACACGCCGTACACTCTCCTTTAGCTTTGAGCCGTTGCACCAACGCACAGCGAGCAATGCCCTCAGCAATCTTGTCTAGTGTCGCTGTCTTGGGTGTCGTCTTGGACTTGACCAGATCATCACGCACTTTGACTTTGAGTGCATTGCCCACCCGTTTAGTATCAGCAGGACGCAGCGCAGCACCTGCGAGCAGATACGCATACCGCTGGATATGATCGGGCAGCCCTGCCAACGCTCCAGCAACATCAAGCCCCGTCACTTTCGGCGCACCGCCACGACCGATCTCATACGACTGCCCCTTGCCATTGAGCAATGCGAGCAACTCCAACACATCCCAAGGCGCTTGGCTTGGGTCAAACTTTGCCAGTGCATTCATCACACCCACTCCACATAAACCTTACTTTCACCACCATCTTCATGCACCACCTGAATCACACGGCAGCGCACCCCATCCACATACACAACATCGTCACGATTCGGCGCATCGCACCATTTCACGCGGTTTTGACTGATTTGAATTTTTTGGGCTTGCAATATCTGTTGCTCACGCCTTTTCCGTGTTTGACATCAAAAAGGCTGAGATCACCTTAAAAAACCCACACCCGAAGGCATGGGAAAGGGTGTAGGAAAAGAATATCACAAATCCAACAACAACCGATCAACATCCAGCTTGTGCTGATTCAGCGCATCAACCAACTGCACCGAAAGCCAATCAGGCACGCCTTTCACATTCTTAATGGCCTTCTTGAGGTTGCCCTCGTGCATCGGCTCGCCATTTAGGTTTTTGACCATACTGGCGGTTTTGCGATAGCCGCCGACGAGTTCGACGGCGCGAAGGGCTTGGGATTGGTTCATTTTACAAACTTCGCAATGGTTGCAGGGTCGTTGAGTTTGAATTCGAGGTCACTAATGTTTTTGTTTGTGCGCTCAATCAATTCCA